CTCGTTTTAGAGTTCACCCGAGGTAGTCGCTTTACAACAGTACCTAAAAATACCAAAACGGATCGCGGAATTGCGATCGAGCCCGAAGGGAATATGTATCTACAAAAAGGGTTGGGGACGTTGATTCGTCGAAAACTCAAGAAAGTAGGTATTAATCTCAACGACCAGAGTCTTAATCAGACACTGGCATATTTTGGCTCAATGTTAGGTAGTCTAGCTACGGTTGATCTAAAGGCCGCGAGTGATTCAATCTCGTGTTCCTTAGTAAAGTTTCTCCTTCCAGAAGTATGGGCAGATGCCCTCTTCTCGGTTCGTTCGCCAGAGATTTTAATCGATGACGAGTGGTTGGAACTAGAAAAGATCAGTTCAATGGGAAATGGATATACCTTTGAATTGGAGAGCCTTATTTTCTGGGCTCTTACAAAGGCGACGGCAGATGTGTTTCTCGTGAGAGATCCACGGACACCAGTCGGCATTCCCTACGTAGCAGATCGTCGAGTTTCTGTGTATGGTGATGATATAATATGTCACCACGAGGTTGTAAAGCCTCTCACAGAAATATTTTCGTTATGCGGATTTACTATCAACACCGAGAAATCGTTTGCTTCGGGACCCTTTCGGGAGTCCTGTGGCGCACATTTCTATCATGGTTTAGATGTAACTCCAATTTACGTTACCGACGAAGAGGTAGGCAGACACACGTACATACATCTTGCTAATTCGATGCGCATGAAGCCCTTGTGGTTTTTCATGCGTCAACCAGGGTATTACTACACTCTAGTTGATAGTCTCGTTAAGCAACATGTTCCTCGTGTTCCCCTTCAGCTCGGTTTGAAAGCAGGTATCATCAGTAATTTAGATGAAGCCATGCCTAAAATCAAGTACAAGATAAGCTCCGGTGCATGGTCGATCAAGACCTTAGCGTATGTAGCGGACACTCGTACTTTGAGCCATAAGGAGGTTAAACCCACGTTTAGACCCCTCTGTCATAATGCTTACCTGGAATGGTTGAGCACTTATCAGAGATCTAAAGTAGTAGAAACTTTCGGTAGAATTCCCCCTCGGCCTGATCGGCCTAATAGAGAATTCAATCCGTACGTCGACTTACCAGTCGATAGTGCGGGCCGTGTTTCCGTGGATTTGTCTGTGTCAGAGTCTTGGGTTAGTCGAAAGACTAACGTAAGGAATTGGCCAAGTGTACCCGTACTCCATCTGGACAGTCGCGGTTTATCCGTACTGTCTTTAGAAGAGCGGGCACGTTACAGATTATAGTCTTTATACTGTAACGTATTTACTGATCACAAATTTCGAGAT